ACTACCATCTGCACGTACCTCTAGTACTTCAGTAACAATCTTCTCTGGCAGAAATTTAACTCTATCTCCTACCTGATACACAACAGAAGTATCTACATTCTCTTCTGACTTAGTACGTAGCTCAGCCTTAACTCTACCAGGAACATTATTAGGATCAATACCATCAGCAATTAAAGGAAAGAACTCTTCAGTAATCTCTCCACTAGCAAGTAACTCTGCCTTCTTCTTTCCCGGTAAATTAGCTAAATCATACTTATGCTTCCCTACTATTAAATCCATAGAATCCATAGCCTCAGACTGCTCAGCCATCTTCACTCCCTACTTTAGAGTAAATGCCCATATCCAACACTTTATATTTTCTAATATAGACACAGGGGAACCACCAAAGAAATTCCTACTGCCACACTTACAACCTTTCCATTTAGTAACATGTCTATCCGTAAGAAGCCGCTTGCAAGCACGACAGCGGTATAAATCTATGAGGCTCCCCTGTGTTATTAACATTAGCTCTGACCTAATCCCTTAAGCATAACACCAGCAGCAGAAGCAGTACCACCCGTAAGAACCCTACCAAAGCGATCCTTAGGAATATCACTAGCTGCCGCAACAGCAGCAATAGTACCAGCACCCGCAGCTGCCATTTCTAATACATCACCAGCAGTACGCTGTGCATCTACCTTTACTGTTGGGTAGTATCCGTAGCACTGAATAGGAATGAAATCTCCTACTGCCATAGTACGAGTAGCTACACCAGCAAAGGAACGAATAGAACTAGAACTCTGAACAACATCTAGTCCTAGAATTATTGTAAGACCAGTAGGAACAGCATCAGCACCAGTTGCCCACTGACATACCTGACCAGCAACTAATGAAGTTGCCTGAAAACAACGGGCAGCAACAAATGCATGGTCAGCAGTATTCTTAGTAATACGAGGAATATTCACTTGTCTGATCTCCCCATCATGGTGCAGAACAACTGCACGGTATGGTTATGATTTTCTACGTCATTCCGCCAAGACGAGCCTGACGGGCACGATTGCTACATACAAAATTACCCATAACTAGAACCTGTGAAGTCTTAGCATCCTGATTCTCAGGACGAACGAAAGGAGTAGTAATGAAATCAGTCTCCTTATCAATCGTCACTGCAAGATACTTAGAATTCAGTAAGAACATCGTACCTGCCGGACAATACTCATCAAATCCAAGTACTAATCCCTTGAACTTGAGAAGTTCAAAGCCGGAGTTTCCGACCTTATTATCCGGAGTATTCATCTCATACTTAGCATTCTGAACTAAAAGGTTCTCATAGTTCTCATGCACAGTACGAGTAGTAATACCGATATCAGGATGCTCATTACCACGTGATGCTAAGTTGTACTGAGCACGCATAGCAGCAAGGTAGAAAGTATTATTACCTACTGCACCCTGCCACTGATTCTGCCACCAAGTAGCTACCGAAGAATCAATACCACCAACAGTACCGAATCCTCCAGTAGTACCATCCTCTACTAGAAGATCTAACCCGAAGAAATCCTTCGAGTTATTACCAGTACCATCACCAAACATCTGCTGGTCTAATACATCCTTGTAGGTAATCTCTAACTGAGATACCTTAGACTCAAGCAGATTGATGATACGCTGCTTACCACTATTCTGACGCTCTTCCTTACGGCTAATAGAAACACTACCAGCTAACTGCTTCCACGGATACTTAGCCGCAGTGATACCTTCCTGCGGAGTAACATCAATTTCCTCATATCCGTCATATGACTTAACAGTGGAGTTCTTACCATACATCAGTGAAACAATGATGGATTCTCCACCATCCTCATAAATCTTACGCTGGTTATTAAATAGCCACCAGAATAAGAAGAAACTATTGCTTAAGTTATCAACCAGTGTCTCGCGGTAATTTGCAATAGTGGTTGATAACAAAGCATCAAACGCAGTATTTCCAGGAAGTGCCACTTAGATTAAGCTCCTTAACGAGGAATTTTAAAACCTTGTTTAGTAAGAGAATTAATAGCATCCTGTGCAGCTTGCTGGAAAGTTCTCTTACCCGTAGTCTTATTAGTATCAGACCCTTCAGAAGTTGTAGGCTTAAGACTCTTAGCATTCTTCTTGGACTTAAGGATCGCCATCTTATTTTGCTTCTGCATAGTTGACTTCTTAGCAAGGAACAATGCATCTTCGTACGATAACTTAGGGTTATCTTCAAGAATATCATCCATCCTATTTGCATACAACTTCCAGTCTGGATTATCCTTCTTGAATTGATTAGCCCTCTTAATCATCACACGATTATAACGTTCCTGCTTTTCTGCACGATCCCTTTCCTCCATCTTGCTAGTAATCTTTTCCTCTAACTTCTGTAGGTGCTTAGCAGTTAATGGAGCATCCTCAGCCTCATCATCCGCAGTATCATTAGATGATGTAGATTTAGGATTCTCATTTAATGATTTAGCCCATGCCTGAAAGCGGGGGTCATTTACTATAGCCTGAAATTGGCGTGCCTGCTTTACTACAGCAGTTGCCTCTTGCATTCTCCTAGTAAAGATACCCTGCATTTCCTTAAATGGACCGCGAAGCTCCTTAGGAACTGATTCTGGATCAGTGAAATACTTTCTAGTAATTTCAGCTGAATCCGTAGTATCAGTATCCTCCGAGTCATCTTCGCTAGTGTCACTTCCATCATCACTAGTATCTGCTTCTACATCAGCATCAGTAGATTCATCCGTATCCTCGACTGAAGTATCTGTACTATCATCAGTAGATGAAGTATCAGTACTATCATCATCGGGAACATTTGGATCACCGATTCGAAACCCCATTATACTTACTCACTTTCTCTCTTGAGTTTGTTTTACGAAGTAAGTCATCATACTGTTGTCTACTCGTGACATATACAGGATCAGGAGTTAGATGTTCAATTAAGACACCCTTCGTAGAACGTTTAGTTAATAGATGATGAACAGGATCTTCCGTTTTACTAACATGAATTGTTTTCTTTGCATTAGCCTTATACTCAGTAGCTACATCACGATATGACCATAACCCACAAGTAGGACACCTATGTCTACGATCACGTTTAATTAGAGGCTTACTAATTTCCTCTACATGATTATTACCACACCTATAAATATACATAGGCATTTAAATAGGACTCCTAGCTAATGCTGTGCCTCCCCGTCCTCCGGGGATCGGCGGCTCGTTTCCCGGAAGGCCACCAAGGCTTTCAGGATTCTCCGATTTCGCAATACCCTGCTTAGTTGGATCAGGAACACTCGCGGGAGCGGTCGGCGATCCTGATGGATTTATGAGCCTTGGAAGCAAAAGTCCCTTGGACACCGCCATAGACATTTGCTCTTCTAGCATTTTGTATATCTCTTCATTTAAGTAACTCTCAGGATTAGTCAAGTCAAACTTACGAGTTAGATCTTGACGTATCTTAACTTGATTGTAATAAGGATCATTTTTAGTAATAGCATAAAACTGCATATACTGTGATCTATCAACTTCCTTATTGATAGGAAGAGTAGAACCATAAATAATCTCAAAGTTAACATCACTCCTTAATTCATCATCATCCGTAACCTGTTGCCAATATTGAGCGTCATCTCCAATATACTTAGCTACTTGGTTAGCATCCATAAACTTCATACACATTTGCATTATACCAATAATAGTCTCTTGAACAAAATCACTAACAGCATCAATACGCTCTTCTACTCGTACTCGTGAACGAGCTGCTTTAATAGAAACTTCAGTAGCAGTCTGTCCACTATCTCCCATAGAAGCGTAATCATTAGTACCAAGAATAGCAAACAAACTTTCCATAATTCTATTTTCATACTGATACACTTCCGCAGGTAATGCAGCATCAGCTACAGGCCATATACCTTCACCAACGGGTTCATCTTGATAAGTAGATTCACACTGTACATAAGTACCATCTTCACCAGCAACTAACTTTTCAATAGATGAGTCACTTAAGAATCCTGGCTTAGCTATATAACGACGATTGTATCTACGAGTATGACGAGCTTCCTTAGTACGAATATCATTAAGTTCTAGTAACTGAGATTCAGCTGGTTCAATGTCACCTGTAGGATAGTAACGATCAGGTACTTCATTGAACCGTAATTCAATGTAGGGATGAAACTTACTGTTTAAGAATCCAAATTCAAAGTCTTTCTCACTAAGGATATTAGGAGAACCCTCAGCTATAGTTATTACCTTAGAATTCTGACAATCATAAATTTCGTATAGTACATCATATTGTTCATCTTGATCACCAGAAATACGTCCACCTAATTCATATCCAGGCATTTCATGCATTACATCTTTTAATGACCAAGATGGCTTTAGATCACTTGTATTATACTCATCCATCTTTAATACAATATCATGCGGAAGAATAATACGTTCAGCTATCCACCATAATTGATCAGGTGTAGATGTAACCGCAGGAACAATTATATTCCTAGGGGATACTCTTAGTGCCCACGGCATTTCTTTAGTTATCTTAAGATTTAGTAAATAGGAATCTTCTGCATCATCTTCTCCACCTAAACTAATACCCATCTTCTTAAGTAAGTCATCTACTAATGGAGTATCAGTAGTATCATTAAGATTCTGAGTTTCAAACTCAGTGTCATATCCTAACTTGATATATGCAATACCTGTAAGTACTCCATCAAGAATACAGGACTTATTAGTACTCTTAAGTTTAAGCTCTTCAATCATGAAACGTGATAGTCTTTGTGATGTTAATGCACGCTTATCCGCTAAACCTCCATCCTCTACTATTTTCTGAGGACGTACAATAACATCAGGATTACGAGAGTACACAGCAGGTACAACAGTACGCACATGTGTATGAACCATATTCACACATACTTCATCTAAATCCTGCTGTGTCTGATTATTCTCATCAAAGTACTTACCTATCAAGTATCCATAAATACGATTCCAGACCTTCTCTCGGGGTTTCCTATATTCAAGAGAAAGTCGTATTTTATCTTTCCACTCAGATACGACGTCATCAGACATTACGACTTCCTCGTGTTATATGCACCAAGACGCTTCTTATGCTTATTCTTAAACCTATCCCTAGTAGCTGTAAATGATCTGGGATTGATACGCTTAAGAATAGCTAATACTCCGGGACTCTTGGTTAGCTGTGTAATATAAGACAAAGCATCTATAGTATCTTCATTAGCTACTTTAGGATAGCGAGTTAACTCATCAACTAAAGTAGCCATACCACCTGTTAAATTTTCTAACTTACCATCCCTACAGGGAATAATGAATAACCCAGCTTTCCAATAAGGAACCATTCCCTTAATACGCATACGCTTAGTAACACGAGTATCAGTTTGTAATTCAACAATAGGTAACTTAATACCTTTCATGATACCAAGTAACTGAACATACTTCTTAAAAGTCTTTTGCCATGCTACTGTTTCAAATCCCATCTTGATAGGTTTGAATTCATTAAATACTTTAGCTAAGGTATCAACAGTATCATGTTCGTCAGCTTTAACTCGCACACAGTCTAATATGTAATTTTGCCATTTATCATCTATTCCAACGGTGGTAACTGCAAGATAATCTTTTCCGTCCTCATCTCGCATAGGATCAATGGTGGAATAGACATTAAGTCTTTTAGGGACTTCGGAAAAGTCACATGTACGTATCCATGATCTTTTGAAGGTAGCTGTATCATCATCAATCGGGTTAAGTCTATATTGACAGGAGAATACGTATGGTCCCTGTTCAACTAACTGATCCCGTAAGAAGTCTGCACTAAGTCTTTCTGGCCATAATAAATCGGAATCCCTAACTCGGCCTTTAAGTAAATCATCATTAGTTCCTTTAAAGCTGTCTCGGATGAATACGTCGAATCTAGCTGGTAAACCAATCTCCTCCCTACTTCTCTCTTTATTGATGATATAGTTGTAAAGATCATTGTAGTGCCAGATAGTCCCCTTAATATATAGATAACCACCAGGATCAAGCAGAGAGAATAGAAGTCGATACCATCCAATAACTTTATCTATTTGATCCTGATTCATTGTGTTTTGTTCATCATGCGGATCATCCACATGAATTACATCATAATGCATACTAGTGGTAGTAACATCAACACCCGCACACATAATCGTAGGTTCCTTCTTACGCTTAGTGCGGGTACCAATTATAATATCACTAGCATTCCACTTTCTAGCATTCTTCTTAAGATCTCCATAGATAGACTTAAACTCTTCATTATCTTCTACATGACCTATAATCTCTTCTAAAATCTTAGTAGCATTAGTAAACTTCTTAGAGGCTAATAAGATACGAACATTTGGATTGTTAATCATCTGCTGAATAGACAATCCAATCGTACCTATCGAAGTCTTAAGAGAGCCACGGGGAGTAAGAGACATCTTGAAATGATTATTAGGATTTTCAAGGTGTCTGCAATACTCTCCGTGGAACCCATGTTTATTTGTTAAATCTTTATACCCTAAAATCTCTTTACAGAGAAAATGTAAATCTCGCATTCCCAGTCGGCGTTTTTGTTCTTTTAATAGGCCATGAAGCCTCTCTTTATTTTCGGTTAAATAACTAGTTTCCAGAAGGGACATTGGCCACCTTCAACTGCTTTGATAGCATTTCAATTTCTTTCTGTAACTCTTCGTCACTCTTCTCAGTTTCACCTGTACGATCTATAATTTCAGACTTATCTACTAGATCACCCGTCATCTTTAAGAAGTTCCAAGTATCCTTCATGCTGCCTCGTGCTAATGCACGATGAACATTACGATAAGCATGAACTAACATGAAATTTCTACGACGACGAATTTCCTTAGCTAACTGTTCAATAAAGAATGGCTCATTACGCCAACGACTAAACGTAGTATCTTCAACACCAATACGTCTAGCAATCCAACTATAGCTATAATTATGAACAAAGTCAGTCATCAGGTGAATAGCCATCAATTGCTGATCAGTTAAAAACTTAGGCCGCATCTGATGTTCTGCCCAAGTATCAACTGTTTTCTTAAATGACTTCTGTTCTTTTGCATTCTTAAGTCTTTCTAATCTACGTCCTTCAATACCTACTAATCTCTTCTCAAATACACGTAACTCTTTAAGGGGCTTCTTAAACTTGATTGCCATTTTAGGTTAGCCTTTTATAATTAGAAGGATTAAGACTATAACAAAAATTCCACAGCCAACTAAGACTATGGGGGAGACTTTTTTGTATGTCTCAATCCGCATTATTTATCCTCTTCGATTTCAGATAATTGTTCAATAGTGACGAGCTTGTTATTTAACAAGATACGCGTAATGAAAGTAATAGTACGCGAATTCCTCTCGTCACTTTGAACAACTTTATCTAGAGTGAGTTTTGTTATCCAATAGAATCCTGTAATACCAAGTATTACTACGCCTAATGAAGAAATAGCAAGTATTTGATTTATTGAGAGGCCCATAAGAAAACTATTGATCCGTATCTGGATTATTTCCGTTTCCGCCCCCGGATACACGATTAACTAAAATTGCTAAATGCATTAGAGGGAGGATTGGGTCATTGGTGGATAAGTCAATACCAACATTGATATCTCTAGTAGGTGTATGGGCACAAGTAACTTTAACATTTCTAGTAGCATCTACTCCAATATTGTAAGTAGTACTATCTGCCGAGAATACACCACCTGCTGATGTTTCAAATACAAAGTTATTTAATATTAGTGTAGCTGTTCCTATATTATGAATTTTATAGGTTACAGAAGAATCTACACAAGTGATACATAACATTGTAGGAAAAGAAGCAGATGCTAATTCTACCTGTGGAGATCCTGTATGAGCAGTAGAACCTACATCACTACCAGATGATCCTACTCCAATAGCAGGAGAACCTACTCCTAATCGTGGATCAAAATAACTAGTAGTAGGATTCCAATTTATAGGTCTAATTAACTTATTAATTAAAGGATCAACACTACCTACAACTGATAAACTATCTCCACCTTTAACTGTAGTTACAGCATTCCATGCACCACCCGATCCACTAGTAGAACAGAAATAACCATTATTATACCACCCAATATTACGATCTCCTATTGCAGTAGTATAACTAGTTATATTATATAAGTTATACTGAGTAAATAAACGATTCTGCCAGAAGGCAATATTACCGTAGAATACTCCCCAATCTAAATCCCATTGAGCTAAGTTACCCGGTTTACAGGAAGTAAATTGAGTTGACGAAGTTCCCTGCTGAAATATGTTATTAGTTACAGTTAGAGAGTTATAAGGAAGCGAAGAACCAAAATCCTTATTATCCCATAACTGAAGGATACCTAGTTTAGTATCTCCAACTAGAGTATTATGATCTATAACACTAACAGCTGGAACAGGACCTTTAATAAAAATATGTCCAGTATGAGTAGCTAGTGTATTATATAAAAGATCATTACCATTCATAGGTTCAAAGTAAACAAAACTAAAATGCTCTCCTTGTACTAAACAAGAATCGAAGTCTACATCAGCCATAGTTCCTGGAAGATTCCCAGAAGATGTAATTATCTGTTGGCAAAATGCTGGACCTAAAGCTAATAATGTATCACCAATGAATGCAAAATGCATTGTACTATCACGGATAGTAACTAATGATAAACTACTAGGACAATCTCCAGTACCTTCACGAGTATCATTATTTGTAAACGTAAGTCTACAGTATTTAATAGTAGAATTAGATGTATGGAAAAACTTAGTAGCAGAAGTCCAGTCTCCTGTTACACTAGTTGGCTGTATTGTAAAGTCTACTGTGTTAAACCAAAAACTAGTACTATCTACGTATCCATGTGGAGTAGGATCTCCTATAGGAACTGTTTGTCCCCAATAGAAGAGATTAGCTGAAGTAAATAAAACCTTTCCTACATCCCACATATGATTGTAAAAAATTTTATTTCCTATACACTTAGAATTAGCAGCATGACCTAATACATAAGTTCCATTATCATCAATCGAACCATACTGACTTTGAAATGAATTCCAAGCAATGTAGTTATAATCAGTATGTGCTAATCCATAACCTCGATCAAAATTACAATACTGTACTGAATCTCTACTTGATCCCTGATCTAAAAACAACCCGCATAAAAAATGTATACCCTTAATACTAACATAAGGTTTTATAGTAGAACAACTAAAGACCTTAACTCTTGATCGTATAGTTGAATCTGTTAAGCAGTCTCCGTCAAGCGATGCACCAATGAATGTAATAAATCCGCCACCAGTAGGATTGCTACCGGCACTATCAGGATTAATAGAAGTATCAGAATAGTAGTTACTGCCAGTATCATACACGTATACTTTATCACCCGGTAGCGTAGCGTGATTTGCTTTACCAATTGTACGCCATGCGGTTGACCATGATGTTCCGGGATTTCCATCTGACCCATCTATACGTAAGTAATATGTGGTAGCAAATACAGGAGAAGCTAACAGGAGCAACCCTGTTAGTATTCCTAGGATTTTCTTCATGTTCCTTTCCTACGCAGATAGAGGTAACTTAGAAAGATCAGCAAACTCAAAGTGCATACCATCTTTACGGGTACCTTTAAAATTACCACCCCATGCGAAACCATACTTAGCAAATATCTCTATGGTTAATGGATCAACTTTAGGATCAGACCCAAATGGATTATCAGCAACATCAAGATCAATTGCTGTTCCCCATGAGTGTCTAGATAACTTGGTTGACTTACGTTGCATACGAAACACAAAACATCCACCATAGTCATTTATGGTGGGTGATGTGAAAGGATTAGTAAGAACTTCATCGAGAGCTGATTTAAGAATAGGTGCAATAAGTTTATTACACCTTACTTTGGTAACTTGAACATTAGGATTCCAACAAGTTGTTAGAGGTTTAATCAGAGGTATAGTAACAATCCAAAGCTTCTCATATTCAGGACCAAGTGTTCCTGTATCATCACAGTACTGAATAGGATTACCAAAAATTTTATTGAGCTGATCGTCAGTTAACATGATTATGCCGGAATGAGTAAGGTTGGAGTTACTCGAACAACACAGTTAGTATCTCCGGTATCATTTGATGCTGTGAATGCTATGTAGTTTTCAAAAGCTATATTAGGCATAGCTACTTGCGAAGAGTACATATAGAAAGTAAGAGGATTAGTAACACTGTTGGATATTAACAATGTTGCAGAAACTACTGTAGGAGCAAAGGTAAAGATTGTAGGTTGAGGAATAGGGATGGCAGTAATACCATCCTTAGAGAAGATAGGAGTAAATAAGTCAAGTGTGCAATCAGCAGCATCTGTTCGCCAAATTTCTATCTTGAGGAAATCTGCTGCATTGGTAGGAAACCAACCTGTAGTAGCCACATTAGCAGCTGGACTTGCTAATGGAATTAAACAGGCTAAGGAGGTTGATCTAGTAGAACGTCTCATGTAGGTCCTCCTTATCCTGATGCAGGACTTAGGTAGATAGGAGTAACTTTAATATTAACACCAGTTAAGGTTGAGTTAGCTGGTGGACCTGTGATAGATAGAATAGATAATCCAAAACTTATGTAATCTTCCCAACAGGTACTAGAGAATTGAGCTAGGTTAGGATAGACTATAAAGATTCCTGGATTGGTAGGACTTGCAGGAATAGTAGCAGCACCACTAGAAGGATGCACACTAATAATAGAACCTACTGCTGGTCCAACAACACCTGCTGTTAAACCATCTTTAGAAAAGAATATTAAACATTGATCAATAGTATCTACTAGTCCTGTTACTGCTTGGATAGCATCACACCATATCTCAACTTTAAGAATTTCAGCACCACGAGTAGGCCAGTACTGTGCAACTCCACCAATTGCAATAGGTAATGCGGCAGGAGCAGTAGGAATACTAAAACCAGATATGGTTGTTGGTGTTCCTGATCTTCTCATCAATCACTCTCGACTAATTCCAACTCTGGCGCATTATCAAGAATCATTGTCATTGAATATTCTTTACCAACTTCATATCCCATACGCCCTATTGAAGCAAGTGTTATTGTTCCAGCAGGAAGTGAAGTCGTGGGTTTGATCTGAAAATCATGAACAAATAAAAGATGCTGCTTACCCTGCTGATCTGCAACCATTCGCTCTGAGACTGCAAGTAATATAAAGATCATTATCCATTCTTATCCATATCAGAAGCATGGGGGTTACCAGCAGGCATAACAGGATTAGTACGCTTGCTAGTTGTAGTGGAACCAGATGCACCAGAAGGATTGGAACGCTTATTAAAACCACCCTTGAAAGAATCAGCAGAAGGAAGATGTGCCATTTGTGAACCACTATCAGACTTAGCACCACCAATACTTCCTGAATCCCCAGCAGGTCCAACTTTGTAGATGTTTGCCTTAGGTGTAGGACCTAATACGTTGTCTGCCATCACAACCCCCACAAATTAAAATATTACTATCACAAAAAGATTTTTTCTGTGACGCTGGACAAAATACTATATATCTCGTTTCATGGCCTAAGGATTCGCGGAAGTTTTTTCTTAACTCGTTACAACGCAACAAGATCCAGCCCCGCGGAAAGTTTAAGGGAAACCGATCCCGCCAAGGACGTGCTGTATATAGCGCCTATAGGCCCTATGGGGCGTAGTAGCCCCTAGCTGCGCTATAGGCCCCCTGCACACCAATGATAGCTTTAGATAGTATTCAGATACTACGTATCTATTATACCTATATACATAATATATAACATAAATAATACTACGTATATAGTAAGGTACTTAGATAAAATAAACATAGTGGGTAGGGATAGTAATATCTAGTGTATAAATATAAGAGTGACTTAGTAATAGGAGTTACCTAATATAATTAGTGAATACACTCGGGTAT